TAACTCTTGGTCTTTGCACCAACAGTATCTCCATCACTACCTATAATATAATCGTTGTCGCTTACAACTCCGTCATATACATATAGGTCAGTTCTATTTATTCTTGCCATTTTATATTTTTTTTAAAAGTTTATTCTTGAAAATTTATGTACTCTATAAATGATGTAAAGTATTATTATAATCAACAATACCCACACATAGCTGAAAGTAGAATATTCTTTATATAACTTCTTGTCAGATTCAACCATATTCTTATGTCCCTCCTCTATAACAGCATCTACCTTTTCCTTGATTAATTTTACTTCATTTACAGTTTCAACAAACTTATTTCTTTTTGTTTTCTTTATAATAACATTCTCGTAAGGAACTCCTTCGATATACATTGGATGTGACTTATCTGCTGGTTCATAAGATATATCTTCGTTTTCATCTACATTGGTTATTTTATTTAAGCTAGTAGAGTCTGTTTTGACAATTTTAATAACCTCTCTTAAAGTGTCTTTAGTAACTTCTTTTTTTGTTTCATAAACCTTTTTAGTTCCTGAGCAAGAAGCCAATAATACTATTGCGATAATTAATAAATACTTTCTCATTTTTTAAAATATATTTGAGATTCCTTAATTCTTCTTCTCTCTAATCCCTTAGACTTTTCACCACCTACATTAATCCACTTTAAAAACTCATTAGATATTGCTAATTGATTATGGTCTTTGTTAATTAACTTAAGAAGAGTACTATTCTTTAGATTTCCAATACCAACATTATATGCGAAAGATACTACAGCGTTTATTTGGTTTTGATTTAATGGAGTCGAAACCAACTTATCAACTTGTTTTGTAAAACTATCTACTATTACTTTTAACAACTCTAAAGCCTCTTCTTTTGTGATTGGCTTATCTAGCATTGTTACTTTTTTTCCGTCTTTATAATAGCAATTTCCATAACCAATAGTGGCTTTTTTAGCAGGACACATATAAGGCTTTAAAGACAAACCTTCAAACTCAGCTATAAGATATAATCCATCTTTATTTACTTTCATCTTGAATTTCTTTTTTTATTTCTTTGCCAAAGTTAATCATTTTGACAAACTCTCTGACGATACGCTTTCCTGTTATATTATAGAAGTTCTCTTCAATGCTTCTTAATTCAAGCCATATCAATCCTATAGATAATATCTTAGTTAAGAATAAAGGAACTGATGTTACCATTATTATAAAATCTTTTAACACTAAGTCTTCAAAAAAGAAAAAAGCTATTAATACTGCATTATATGTAATTACTTTTGTAAATAATCTAGCTAAAAAAGTAGGGCAAAAATTCTTCTGTTTAAATGACTTTACTACTTCAAGTATTGCATCTACTAATATAAATATACAAACAGTCATTAATAATGGTAATGCTGGAGCTAAGAAACCTAAACTTATACCAATAAATGTTATTGGCTCTATTTTTTTTATTGGCAATATTAATTGTTTCATTGTTTTGTTGTTTATTATTATTTTAAAAAAAAACTACTAATTACTGGATTATATTCTATTACTGGCAAATCTTTAACCCATTGGAATAATTCATTTGTACATTGATTTACTTCCTCAATTGAAATAAACCAATTTTCATCAGCATCTAAAACAGGATTAAAATATTGTACACCATCATAAGTCTGACCTATTAAAGATTCTTTTTGTTCTGTTGTTAATTTATATACATTCATTATACTTAACTTAATTTGTTTAAAATTTCTTTAAATGTTTCGTGTGAATATGAACCTTTTGCTTGCTAAACATTTCTAGCCAATGTTGTTTGAAATGATTGAACTGCATTATAAAGATTCACTGCTTCTGTATCTGTTAATCCATCGCCTATGGAATTAAATGCTGTTTCTCTTGGCGAAAAAAAACCTATTCCTATTGGTCTATTCATTGCGGCTATATATATACTTACATTAACTTTGTTGGACGAACTATTAGTAATTAATTTTAAGGTATTACCCTGAAATGCTCTGATTTCTGTTGAATTAACTCTATTTGACATAAAAAACCCTAAAGAAGATACGGTGTTAGTTATACCTGAATTAGTATTGTGAATTCTTGGGTAAAATCCATTTGAATATCTACTAAACAACGATGTGTCATCAAAATTTGTCGAGCTTGCTCCCATATCACAATATAAACCATCAACATTAGTTCTTAAGTAAGTTGCCATATGAGCTGAATTAAGCGATAATGTAGTATTATCATTTAAAAATGTATTTGCAAAACCAGTTCCCCCATTTGGTAACGCTCCAGTACTTGAATGAGTCCAACCTCCGCTAAAAGTCAATCTAAATGCAGCATCTAAATCACGAGGATCTTTTAAATTCCATTTATGCGTTGTTGCAGTACCTCCAACAAAAGGATAAATGGCTTTCATTTTAGTCCATATACTATAAGATTTAAGGTTTAAAACCAAAGTATTAATTGCGTTTTGTTGAATGCTATCTGTTATTCCAGCTGCTGTTATAAATGCTTGAGCATCCGCATCAAAACCGCTCCCCTTTTTCATCGAACTAATTAAATTATAATACATTATGATTCCTGATTTAATCCAACAATGTCAAATTTTGTATCGGTTGCATTCCATATACAACCCAAATACATTGTTTTACTTATTACGGTAGTTGTTGGCAATGTTATTCCTAACGCTCTATAATTAGTACCAAAAGCAATAGTACGAGCCGTTCCGTTATCTTTAATTCTAATCATTAACGCTTGCCCTTCTATCATTGTTCCTGTTGGATTTGCGATAGTTAAACCCGCAGCCTGAGCCGTAATAACTACTAAATCATTTGCGCTCGTTGGCGTAACAGTTGCCGAACTTGCAACGGTTTGTATATTAGCGTTTAAATCTAATTGATTTCTATTTATTTTTTTACTTCCTAGCATTATACAGGTATTTTTGTTATTGAAAAATTCATATCTGAAACCATTACGTTGTTTGAACTTGAAGTATTTCTAACATATAATTCCACATAGTCATTAGCAGCCATCTCTACAACGCATTGAGTCGCACCGAAAGAAGGTGTAGAACCAGCAGCGCATAAAATAGTCATTTCGCTTTCTGTTAAAAAAGTTCCATTTTTTGCAATTCCTATATTGATATTTTGAGTCGAAACTGAAGTTCTAACATTGCAATTTACTTGTATAATAAATGCTTGACTAAATGCCCCAGTATATGTCAAGTTGTTGTCGCTTGGTGTTGAAAATTTAGAGTTTAAAGAACTTGCAGTAGTTACTCCTGCTGCTTTGTAGTATAAAGCAGTATTAGCGGTACTTGTGTAAGTAATGTTATTAATCATTGATATAAAACCTCTCGTACTAGTGTTTGTGATTCCAATACATCCCGAAAACAACGATTTGTTAGAAGTTGCATCAAATCCGCTTGTATAAGTTCCGCCACCGCTAAAGTTGCACGTATCTAAAATGTATTTCTCATCTCCAACCGTTGCGCTAGTACTGAAGTTAACTCCCGTTTCACCTGATAATGTAACAAAAGACGAATATATGATTCTTAATCGTCTTGAAATTGTACAAGTAGACAATATATTGATCGCTGTCTTTGTACTTGCAGTATCAAATAATGAATTACTAAAAGCTATTGTGCCTATAGTACCATCAAAAGTAAAACCACCACTATTAAGTAAAGCACTATCACCTGCTACAAAGTTGGTATAATTCTTAATCGTTCCGCCACTTGCACAATTTAGTAAATTTACCCCGAACCAATCTAGAGCGGTAGTAACTCCATCGCCTTGTAAATCGAATACTAAAGCGTGAGTAAAAGATATATTTCTAATTGGTAAAGAATAAACAGAAGTTACTAAAGCAGTTGCAGCGCTTAAACCTGTGGACGTTATAGAGCAATTTTCTGACGACCAACCTACTATAACTGTATCAGCACCACAAACCAAACGAGAACCTAATAGGTCAATGTGCTTTAAGAATAAATAAGTATATCCTGCTACTAACGTAATAACTCCACCGCTCGCGCTTGGTAAATCTGTCAAAGTATTAACCTCAACAAATTCAGCGTGATTAGGTTCGTAATTAAAAGCGTCAATTTGCGCTTTAGTATAATAATCTAAAACACCGCCCGCAGTTTCTGAATAAACGATATTAATTTTGTCGCCTGATTCTAAAGTGTCTGCAATAGTCAAAGTAGTAGTTACAAAAGAATATTGTGAGCTATTTAATTCTTGACCATTTACAAAAACTGCATAGATATAAGAAGGTGTAGCCGATAGTGTGAAATCTTGAGAACTTGTATAGCTAAATTCCTGACGCGTTAACGGAACTATTCCGTTTACATCAATACCTACATTTACCTTGTTGTTAAGATTATCATAAGTACTTGACACACTAGTGTTCAATCCATTAATAAAATTTAATTTAGGAACATTTCCAATAGATGTGCCATTAGCTTCTACAGTGATTGTTGATGTATTAGCTTGTGGTCCATAACCAGATTGAAATTTAACATCATCAATAGCAAATAAATCATATCCAGCAGATTGTGTGTTTAATGCAACTCCAGTAAATCTAAACATTACTTTTGTTACAGTTGTTATATTAGCTTGTCCAAATATAGAAGTTGGTATTGATACTAATTGCCATGTATTTACAGTAGATAGATTCAGTCCCCAATTTGTAGCGTACTGATACCCAATAACATTAGATCCATTATGTAGTGATACTAATACATTTCTAGTTGGAAGCGCAACTGGTATATTAACTCTAAATGTCACAAAAGAAAATGTACTTCTTAAAATACTTCCTAATGGTTTAGTGTATTGAATGTATTTGCTGCTAATATAAGAAGGAGCTGTAATTAATGTAGATTGAGAACCCTGAAATGGGGATGGTGTTGTACTAACAAAAGATGCCGATAATGAAGGAGAAGCTCCTGGAACAACAGCTTGAGTCCAATCTGGAGAGCTTCCTTCTCTGTATACAAACTCATTTGTTATACTCGGAGTTGTTGCTGCTGCGCCAACTAATACATATTGTATAAGAACATAATCTTCGCTTATTATTGGAGTAGTTGGATTGCTAGAAGGAGTTCCTATTATAACTGACGGAATACCTGTAATATCTACTACAATAGCATCAAATCTTGAAAAAGAAGGGTCTCCATTAGAAAGAGTTACATTCGCTGGTGTTGTTGGACCATAATTAGTTCCGTCTATAATGTAGGTCAATGAAGTCACATTGTAAACCATTCCAGTACCAGACCAACTAGCTCCACCAGTTAATAATTGATTTCCACTAGTTCCATTGGTATTAATATCTCCTGAGCCTAAAACACTTACTCCGTTAATGGTTTTTATATTAGTGCCTGAAGACAACAATTCTTGTGGAGTGAATCCTAATACTCCTGCTAAAGTATTTGTTTTCCACAATAAAGAAGCTAAGTCATAGTAAAGAATATGCTTATCAGCAAGAGTTCCATTAATAAGCACGTTATGTAGCTCATCTAACTCAAAACCGTTAGTTATTCTGTAAACAATTCTACCTAAAGTAGGATGAGTTCTGGCTACTACACCTATAAACACTATATGATTAGGGGCTTGTGGTTTTGTTTTTGTTACATAACCTGCATTATTAGGGTCTAACCAAAGAACGTCTCCATCAGCTAAAATATCATTTGTAAATGGATAAGTAGCTCCAGTAGCAGCGTTTCTAGTATCTAACGTATGTACAGTACCAAGTGTCGCAATAGTTCCATCTGAGTTTGTAGCTATATCTGATAATACAACTCCAAAAGTCCCTGAAGAAGTTGCTTCTGCATTTGCTTGAGCTTTATAAGCATTAGGTCTCCACCCTGTAGAACCATTCAAATAAACAATAGTACCTTTTCTTAATATATCTGATACAGAAGGATTTCTTACTGTAACAGGAACTGTTTCTGCGAAATCAACAACACCATCGTTATCAATATCATAAGTAGACTTCTGCATATCTCCAGTCCCTACAGTTATGCTTTGATTTTCCCATTGAGATGTAGTAGTATTATATTGCAAAAGTTGACCATTAAGAGGAGACGATACAGTTACATCAGTAAGTTCATCTATACTAGATATTGCATTTGATATTTGTATGTAAACAGAGCCACTCCATCTATAAGATTTATTTTGCAACAAGTCAACATAAATCTTTCCTGTTTCTGGAACAATAGGTGTTGTAAGACCTATATTAGAATAGAATGTTGGGGCACTATGATAACCCTCTATTACATCATCTACATAAGATGGTAATTGAGAACTTGGTACTTTTCCAGCTACTAAATCAGCTTTTAAAGCAAGTGCGTCAAATACACCATCAGACGATACAGCATTTGTAGAGCCATTAGTAGGAACTGAATCTACTGTTACAGCAGCAGGTATAGTTGGTTTATTAAGTATTTGAGCATCTCCACTAGTTGCATTCCAATCAGCATTAACATTTACTTCAGCACCATCTTGAATACCAGCTAGTTTGTTTTTTTCTAGAGTTGTATAATCATTAGTTGATAACCCTTTTCCAGTAACTTTATCTACTTTTTTATTTAACTCATCAATTAAATCAGTTTGATTTGTTATGTCTCCAGTTATACTTCCCCACTCAGCATCAGTATTATTACTGTCTTGTAGTATGTGGTCTTTTAAAGCTCCTACA